TCATGCAGACGAAGTATTGCAGTTGACTTCCAGACGATGCCGACCTGTCGATCCTTGCCAGACCCATTGTGTCAACCTCAAGACACGACGAACCACTGTTCTCTCCCAGTAGGTTGAGATGGTCCGGCTTGGTGATGACAACGTTGAACTCCGAGTCTGGCTCGATGCCATCGTAAACATTATCGCCTTGAGAAAAGTCCCAAGTCGTGCCGTTCCACTTGCACTGGATGTAGTTTGCGACAGGGTTCTCAACATCAGTGATGACCCACTTGCCACTCGTCGGGGAGATACCCTCGTCGTATGGCACGGTGGCGTTGCTTGGGTCTTGAGTTGCAGTCGGGTCTTGCTGGAACTCTATCCACACCTGACCGCCATTGGCAGCAAGTCCATGTAGGTTGATGGCGCTGATTGTACTTGTTTCACTTACTGCTGGGTCTGAGTCGGTGTAGGGCCAGACGCTTCTTGCAATGAGGTTGCTTACGCTAATCGACTCGCCCCAGTTTCCTGAGCAAAGTCCGTTGGCAACTGTTGCCTCGTACCGGTTGATCTTCTGTGTACACTCTGCAACGATCCAAATCGACCCAACCTTGTTTGCCCAGCCAATGCTGCCGCCAACTGGGTCAGTCTGCTCTTCCGATCCCACTGCGTTCTGAAACAGTTTCTTAAAGTCGTAGACAACGATCTCGCTTCCTACCGAGATCCCTTCAGAAGTAGTCAATGCTGTTGCCGTGGATACTCCGCATCCTTGGTTGGTTCCACCAGTTGCTGAATCATTCCATCCAGACTTCAGGCGGAACTGAACGGTTGAACCTGGAGTGGATTCGCCAAGGGGGACCACGCAAAGTCTTTGCCCAATCATAAACAGAAGTATATCGTCGCCTACTGGGATCATGCTTTCTGTTAGATTGTAAACGTCAGTTACCTGCTGTCCGCCGTCGTCAATGTTCTTCTGCTCTACAAGGTCTAGGGTCTGACCATTCGAGCCATTGATCCAAGTGTCCTGAGAGTTTGTTGCCGTACCCTGCCCATTGAGCTGATAGATGGCAGCCTTTCCGCCCAGCCCAACGGTCCAAGAAACCGGCGGACCCTCTGACTTGGATGCTGCTGGACATTCAACTGTAACGACGCCCCTGACAATAGTGTCAATCGGATGAGAGATTTGGTCTAGACGCTGGTAGCTGGTAGCGTCATTCTCTTCCATGCCTACCCAGTTGTTTCCCTCAAGGAACTCAGCGGCTTGTGCAAGTGCTATCTGGTGTTCTTTGTAAAACATTAAATCCTCAAGAAGTTGAAGCTGGCGTTCTCGTAAATCTTGTACTTGACCAAAGGCGGTGCTGCAGTTGGGAAGCTGGCTTTATCTGGTCCGTTCCAGTACCTTCCCTCTTGCCCTGCCTCTGTACATAAGTAGACAGAGTTTAGCTTTGGGTTGATGCCTACGGCAGACTGGACAAAGCCCGTGGCTGGGTTTTTGACGAGGGAGTCAATCTGAGGTCTTGGAACCTCCCAGTTGATCTCCATGTCAATATGCTCGTCAGTGTTAACAGACGCGGCAGTTCCCTTGCCGGATCTTAGCACAAGATCGTTCTCTTCGATTGTGTATGTAACCTTGTACGCCAGTTGGTAGCCTTGGATGTATCCAACGCCGACAGGCACTTGGACTTCTTCGTACTTAATGTCAGTTATCAACGCCGTCTCTGCTGCCATGACGTTCCAGACAGTTGTGTTTGTCTTTAGCATACGAGCTTTCAAAGCAGTCGTGCTAAACGTGTTCTCAAACTGTACAACAGTTGCAGTCAGGCAAGGATAGTCTAGCATCAAGGGCTGTTTGTACTTGCTGCCTGTTGGAAGAATGTATGGCTTTCCCTCAACGTCAGCCCATGATACCCTCTTGCGGCCCTTGACTGTAAACTTGATGCTAGGTAAGTAGCTTTCTGGATCAGGCTGAACTTGCTCGCCTTCACTGCCCGAGTCATCAGTGTACTCGCAAGACACTGTGAACATGTACGGGTTCTCTGGGTTTCTATCGCAAGTCTTGTTCTTGCAAGAGAAGTATGGAAACACAGTGCCGTCTGGATCAACGTAAACATTGTACCTCAACTGCGGGACTCCAGGTGCGCGCATAGCACTTATTTCAGACACGTCAAAAGGGTCTGTTATGCCCTGAGCCACAACGAGGTAATTTACAGACCAGCTCCTTTCTTCTTTCGTGTCAACCTTGTTGTCCGCTATGCTAAGGCCGCCGCTTGCTGTTCGCTGCCTGCACACTTCCCAAGTTAATGCCATTATGGTTTACCTGTATTGTTGGATTCGATGTTTTTCATGTTCTGCTTGTGTCTGTCGTCAGCTTTCTTCTGGGCTTGCTTCTCAAGTCTCTTCAAGTCCTCAAGCTGTTCCTCCCTGCGACTGTTCGCTGCATTGACAATGGAGTTTTGCTCGTACTCTGCTTCTAGTGCAGCGGAAGCTGAGTAGCTGTCCATTGCAGTGTACTTGCCTCTGTCCTTGCCCCAAGCATTGGCAACTCTCTTCTCCTGCTCTTCCTCTTCCTGAATTTGCTTTTTCTTGGCATCGGCTACTCTCTTTATATGCTCCTTCTCAAGATTGAACCTTCTCTGCTCGTTAGCCTTGTCTGCATCAAACCTTGCCTTCGCATCTGCCTCGGCCTTCTCTTTAGCGACCTTCTGTTTGTACTGTGCTAACTCTGCTTTCTGTAAAGACGTTACTCCAGCTAAGTAATCATTTGCCGCTTGGTTTCCACTGTTCGCTCTTAGCCTAGTCCCCTCTGATCTTGCTGCCCATCGCTCCTTGAGGTGTCGCTCCCGCATGGCAGCCAAGTCTTCTTCTGGCTTCATGCTTTCGTATATTGCGTCAGCCTTTTCTTTCTGGGCAGCTTTGAAGTCGGCAACCTCTTTGTCAACAGATTCTTTGATCTTCTTTTGTCCCTCTGCAAACTTCTTTCGCTCTTCTGCTTCCGCTGTACGCGCGTTGCTAAGAACCTTCATGCCCCTAGCTTTCTTTCTGTCTTGCTCAATCTCTTCCTCAGTGTATCCAGCCATGACAAGCAAGAAGTCGCTGTAGCTTCTGATTACCTGCTTGTAGCCAGAGAGACTCTTGCCGTTCTCGTCTAGGTCGTCTGACGGCCCCTTTAGCCCACGAGGGTCAGTTCCTGGAATTGTTATCCCCGTGGAATCGTAGAGCGATTTAGGCCAAGAGGACATCTCGCTGCCCATTGAGCCAAGGCCATCGCTTATGTAAGTGAAGAGCCCATCCAGTGACTTAGTTGAGGTTATCACGAACTCGCCAATGAACTGTGCCCCGTCCTTGAAGAAGCCCTTGAACTTCTCACCAGATTCAGCAAACTGTTGGTCAATGCCGCCCATTGCAGTAATCCACTTACCGTTGATGGTGTCGGCCTGTCTAGCAAGCCTGCCCTCCATCATTCCGCCAGCACTGGTAAGATTGACCATTGCCTCGGTCAAGTGGGAAGCCTTGATGTTCCCTTCTTCCATCTCTTTACGGAAGTCCTCCATTGAGACTCCGGCAGCTTTTGCAATCTCTGCAACAGGGAACCCAGCGTTGACCAACTGGAGCATCTCCTGCCCCATCAGCTTGCCAGCACTCTGCACCTGAGCAAACGCCCTAGTCAGCGAGTCCATTCTTGCTGTGTCACCACCGGCAATCTCACCGATGCGATACATTGTGTCTTCTAGTCCCTCTGCTGAAAGACCGTATCCAAGAAGGGTCTGTGCCCCCTTGATGAGTGCCTTTGAAGTCAGAGGGGTTTCTCTAGCGATCTCTCTAAGATTGTTGACAAGTGCTGTTCCAGCAGCGTCGTCGCCCATGATTACCTGCATGTCAACCAAAGCTGTTTCCAGCTCACGAGTCTCATCAAGAACCTTTTTCATGGTCAGCAAGGCGGCTCCTACGCCTCCTAACATCCCGTAGCCCATCATCCGGCCCATTCCAGCCCCAGGGCCCCCCAAGCCCATAGCGGAGCCCATAGAGCCTCCAAAGTTGGCTGCCAAGTTGCTGCTACCGACAGCTCTGTTCCTTAGCTTGGCCCTCGTGTTTCGGTCCAGTGCCCTGCTCGTTGCCTCAATCTTGGTAGGAATAACGTTCCACTGGCTTGAATAGTTTTTCAAGTCAACCCCAGACATTCTAAGGGCAGCCTGCTCCTTGTGCAGCTCTGCCTTGATTTTCTTTTGCTGGTGAAGAACCTGCTCCTTCGTAATCATCCCCTTCTTGTAAAGATCGTACATCCTAACCAGAGCAAGGTTATGCTTCTGCATAGGGGACAACCCCTCTCTGAAAATACGATCCGCTTCTTTCTTCTGCCTAGCAGTGGCTTTTATGCCCTTAACGAAGCGGGTCGTATCTGAGATGATGTCGTATCGGAGGGTTCCGATTGAGATGGTTGGCATTTATAGATTCCTGAGTGTCTCAAGTGCGTTTTCTGGGGTATCCTCTTTCACACCAGACTCAAGTTCCCCCTCGTACTGAGAGTAAGCAATCCAAGAATCGACAAGCGAGGGATCAACGTTGTTTAACCAAAATACCGGATCGTCTATGCCAAGGTCTTTGCAGATCTTGAAGGCCCAAGACAAGCGGTTATTCCGCTTGAAGTGGGCTTTCATCCTTGGTATCCGGTCTATTCGTTTCCCTCGTCCTCCCCCAAGACGCTTTCAATAGCTTGGAAGTACGGGTCAATCTTGAAGCTGTCCAGCTCTTGTAGGGCCTTTACGTCCTTCTCTGTAAACAGCATTTCGCCGTTCTCGTCACAGAGGTGGTCAATGAGGTTGATGACTCGTCGCTTTTCAACATACGCTGGGTCGATATTGCCCTGCTTGTCAAACATAGATGCTGCTCGTTTAGAGCGAGCGATTTCAGACATTGGGCGTACATAAAAAACAACGCCGCCGATCTCTACCTTCACTGGCTTAATCACCAGCTCTTTCAGGAAGAGTTCGCGGGTTAATGATTTTTTCGCTTTAGCCATTTTAAGAGTCTCCGAGGTATTAAAACTAAGTGAGCGTTGTACACCCATTATAGTCAAGGAACCTCGCAACTCTTAAAACAACTACTAGAAGTCGCCGTAGTCTGGCAGTTCTTCGGTTTTTTCGTCTTTGATGATCGGAGCAACCGTATAGCTAGACTCTTTGACGCCAAGCTTGTTAGCGACAAATTCGCAAACAAGTTCCTTTTCTTCGTCGGTTAGGTTAACCTGCTGAAAAGCTACTCTACCTGCTACTGGGTCACGCTCCATGATAAGTCCGACCGGAACGTTGTCCAGTCGAACTCTCCATACGGGCATGTCCTTCATGGTGCGAGTAGCAATATCCATCGCTGTAATGCGATCAATAGTTACTCTTTCCATGATTAAGCGGCCTCTGGGCTGTAGGCTGGTCCAGTTCCACCATCAAAGCAGAACGTCAGGCTGATCTCAAGCAGGTTGTCAATCTCCATGCTTGGCTGACTAACGCTCATCACGAAGCCAGAGCCAGTGAGGGTTGCGGGAGTGTTGTTAAGAGGGTCGCCAATAGGCAGGGTCACAGTGATGTCTTCGTCAACTCCTGGCAATGGCATACCGAGAGAAGCATCGAAAACTGCAGTCAATTCAACCTGTCCTGGATCTGTTAGATCGCCTGCAATAAAACGCTTGAATCCAGTTGTGTCCAAGCAGGATGCGTCGATCTTCTCTTGTGCCCATTCAGGCAACTTGATGCTTCGGATACACCCAACAGCACCCGTAGTTGACAAGACAGCAGTTGCTCCTTGCCCAGTCATTCCAACGTAAGTCATAATCTCTAAGCCTTCTCGTAAAGGTAGTAGTAAATCTCAAAGGATTGTATTGTCCTGTAAATCCATCTATCAGACCCGTCGTATGGCCTGTCAGCCATGTTGTAAGAGCCTGTTGATTGATCTAAGGACTGGACCATTACACCGTTGTAAAGACCCTTCTTGTTTGTTCTAGTCAACGCTTTGTTGACCTTTAGCCACAGCTCGTCTGCTTCGCTTCTGCTTTGAGCTATTGACTCCACTCTGATGTTGTTTGCCTCCATTCCAAGGCCGCCGTCCATGCACCCGAATGATTTGCTGCTGACTGTCCACAGGCAGATAGCTGGTAGCTCTGTATCCTGTGAGAGCCAGTCTGGGTAAACCCTATTGCCAACAACTGATGCAACGTCTGCGTCAGTTACTAACATGTGTCTGATTGCTGCTACGCCTGTTGCCATATTACCAGTTCGCCCATTCTGTTTTCATTTTCTCGACGTATTCTTTGCCCTGCTGCCGCTTTGTGTTCTGTCCAGCAGGTTCCATGAACGGCCTTGGCCTTAGGTGGTAGTATGTACCAGTTCCCCACAGCTCAATAACGCCGCCCCACTCAAGTATCCAAGCCTGATTTCCCCAAGGTCTTCTAGGGCCGACCATGTGGAGGTATCCGTTCCTCAATGCCTTTGGCTTAATGCCAACCTTGTCAACCATGGACGGTCTTCCCATCCTTGCGTCCTGCTGCTCTAGGGACTTTCTTTCAAATGTCGTTGTCTCTATGGAGTTTCCTGGAAATTTGCCCTCATCTGAACCCCTTGGGGACGACGAAAGTTCAAGCATTGTGTTTGCTGTCTCTCTGACAACAATGGCGGCAGCCCTGCCTGCTTTTCGTATGACCATACGCTGCATTTCAAACGGGAAACGCTGCAAGACCCTTATGCCCTCGTCAAAGCTTTCTTTGTGTACGCCAACTGCAACAAAGTCTTTTGAAGCTTTGTACGCGGCGTGCGCTTTCTTGTTCTTTGCCCTGATAGCCTTGGCGTTTGCGTGGCCTATCATGCGACCTTTTCTTGGTTGCTGGGACATTAGTTCTCCAGTCTCATTTCGACACGCATCTCAGTCCTGATACCCTGTGGATCAGACACGCTTGTGATGCCGTAGTTTTGCCCGTTGACAACAACACGCATCTCTACGTCTATGCCCTCTACGGCAATAAAGTTGCCGAACATAGCATGGGTTGATTTTTCTGTAACCATTCGGCCGCGAAGTATCTCACCGCCGACCGTGGAGACAAACTCACACGGCCAGTCGGCAAAGAATACATCCCAGTCGCTAGGAGTGTTATAGGTTGGCTGCCCGTAGTCATCCAGAGTGCCGTTATGCCTCTGGAATGTAGCACGATGCCGCCTAAATCCTACTCTCTTTCTCATGGGTAGCTATCTCTAAAAAGGCAGTTGACAATGTTCAGGTAGGCAGTCTCTTGCGAGTGTAGTGCCGACGACTCCTGTGCAGGGTCGTAGAACCACTTGCCGACGCACAATTTGATAGCAGCTTTTAGCAATTCTGGAACACAGTCCGAGTCCGCACCGTATCCAGCAGTAAACTCGACCTGCACACTGTCAGGCATGTTCTCGCATGGCGTAGGGAACGTCTTGCCAATGGCTGGGACGATCTCCTGCGAACTTGCGATATACCTGTAGTCAGTGGGGTCAAGCGTCTGTAACGTTCCGTCTGTGTCGTAGTATCGAACAGACAGTACGCTCGTAACCGGCTTTAGGTTGATCTTCAACGGATCGCTGAAAGACGGGCCATTCATAACAAAAGTAGAGGTTATCAGAATACGATCAATGTCTCTTTGAAGTCGCCCTTGTGCGGCAACAATAAGTGACTCAATCTTGGCGTCTTGCGACGAGTCATTCTGAGCTACGTTTAGATGGTCCTTTAGCTCGCTTACGGTTACGGGTAGCACTTGGCTTCCCGCCGTTCTCTGTAGGGACCACTTCATCTTTTACCTCGATATGTTCAATAGCAACGCCAAACGAAATAAGAGTCTTGGCAACGCCAATATTCTTAACTTCGCCAACCTGCCCCGCCTTGAAACCAAGGCGGGGGAGTTTGAATAACAACTGCATTACGATACAGTCAGCTTGCTAAGGACTTCTGGGTTTGCACTTGCAATGTCAATTCGCTGAGTGCAGATGACGCCAACTTGGTCGTTCACTGCGAACAACTCGTTGAGGACGTTGAAGTTCAACGCACGGCGATCACCGAAGTAGTGGCTGACGCTCAGGTCACCGAAGACAGCGAGCAAGTCGCCGGAAACAGCAGATGCTCCAGGCATTGCCGAAACAAACTCAACTGGGTAGCCGAGCAAGGTTGGGCTAACACC